ATTTCTCAAACTGCTCATAAGGTGGTTGGGTTGCATTCTTAATTTCTTCCTGATTACCTGGTGTTAGTTGTGATGGCATATTTCAATCCTCCTATTATAAATATAAACCATATGTCATTACTATAATATATTACTTCAGTTTATTAAAGTCAAAGTAAGATACATTAGATGACTCTAAGTCTTGTTTATTCAACTTATTAACTGTAGACGTATACTGAGTTCTATTATAAAGCATATTCATATATTTAAGATGAACTTCCACTCTAGGCTTAATAGAATAATACTTTCTAACTGTACCATCTATGACTAGAGTATCGTCTAACCATATATTGGAGTTAAACATATCCGAATACTTCTTACCAATATTATCCCAATCTGGTTTATTAGTAGGTCTAATCAAACCAATCTCTGCTAAGAATACATCAGTAGTATTGAATGAAGATGGAGTCTTAACAAATGCATTGAATTCTACATCACATGGGGTATAAAGCATTTGTTGTACTTGATTAAGCTCTCCACTATCTAATAGACGTTTCATGAATACATTATCTTCTTTACCAGTAATAGAGTATACATGAACAAACTGAGAGTTAGCCATAGCCATATTAGCTAAGTTATATCTATTAACTATTCTAAACCGAGGACGTGGAGATCCCTCTGGTTCTTCAAATAGTACTACTTTAATATCAACAAAGTCTAATGTATTTAACATTAGATCACGTTTAGCTAGAATCTCCTGCTGTTTAGCTGGAGTCAATTTATATTTATCATACATCCATTCTAATCGTTCTTGAAAACCCTCTGGTATTTCACCATACTTCTCTTCATATTCATAGAATTTCTGTTTACGGTTTTTCATATAGTCACCTCAAAAATAAAGACTTAAGGTACATTAAGTACCTTAAGTCAATGTTTTGGTTAGTATATAAATTTAGCCCTTATGGAATACACGGTTAGTGATTATATTGGCAATAGCATTAGTAATCTTAGTTTGAACTTGAGATGGGAAGTTAACTATAGATTGCTGTTTAAGAGCCATAAATAATCGAGCCGTACGACTAATATCTGGTTCATTAGTATTTACACCAGCCATATTTGCTAAGTAAGTAATAAGACCTACATTACCAAATGTATGATTAGCACCAGTACCAAGAACTCTATCAGATGAGATAGCTAGTTTACTATATAAGTCTTTAATCTCTAAGCTTACTTCTACCGTTGTAGGTAAACCATCTACAGTCCAACCACCTTCAGATCCTTTCTGGATAGACATGGACATCAATCCCATATCGATATTAAAGAACCCACGATAGAATGCTCTAACTAAGAATGGAGAGATATATCCATTAGGAGATACTTGACGTGGAGCACACATTGCAATCAAATGCATTAGAGGTACACCAATATTAACAAACCAAGATCTTCTATCATAGTCAGGAGATATTAATTTAAGATTTATAGAGTAGCTAGTGGAGTAAGAAGAATCTGCCCATAGTTCTGGGAACTCTAATTTACCACCAGCGAATACAGTCTTAGCACCATTCATAAGCATACCCATGAAACCAGTCATTGTACCAGTACCAGCTTTCTTAGTCATAGCATCAGTATTCTGTGCATTTTTATTAAGTTCCTTAGCACCAAACATATCTACATCGAAGCCACTAATACCAGTTAAGAATTGTACTTCACGACCAATATCTGACATACTGTTGATTTTGTCTGCTAAGATACTTCGTGCAGTATCATTACCAAAGTTTTCAGAGATTTGTGTCTCAGAGTTTAAGTATAATCCTACACCACCATAGTATGCAAAGTTATGAGCTATCTGATTCTTAGTTCTACTAAACCAATTGATATTACCAATAGTGTCACCATTATAAGTTCTATCATTGATATTTAAGAATACAGATAAAGCAGTACACATAGAGTTTACATAGCTGAAGTAATCTTCAGCTTCAAATTGTAATGTATAATAACGCATCTCTGCTTCAGTATCACTACCTAAACCATCTAGACTTTGACCACTACTTGCACCAAATAAAGAGTTCAATATAGTCTTACGTTTAGTCTCACCATAACCAGCCATAAAGTCAGGAATACCTGGAGTTAGAACTAGTAGAGGCATCTTAGTAAGAATCTTCTCATGGAATTTTCTACCATATCCACCAAGCTCAGGAATACGATTATCTACATTAGGCATCCATTGATATGGCATACCCATAACTGTAGATAACTCTTTACTAGTAAATCTAATACCATTACCTTGGGCAGCTCCATATACATAAGATGCATTAGTACCAGCAGTAATTTCAGCATAAAGATTTTGAGCTCTCTTTTCAGATGCCTTTCTTGCTTCTTTATATTTAGCTGGATCTATACCAGACATTTGTAGCAATGAATCACCCATAGCAGCTAATGGATCACTTGGCTTAGGAGGTGCTTTCTTAGATGCATCTTTAGCACTATCAATATTTGTAGTCTGTTCATCCTTGGACTTGGTATCTCCTGCAGGTTTATCTTGTTTATCAGCTGGCTTATCAGTTTGATCATATACTGAGTCATCCATATAAATAGCAGGGTTATCAAAAGGATTTGCCACTTTGAAATATTTTGTTAGGGGCAGTGCAGCTTCCCCTACTATTTTCCCAAGTCAGTATTTACTGTGTCATCAGAGAAGTAAAGACTATCAGATCGTTGTACCATCTTAAGGTCTTTACGCCATACCCATGTAGACATACCTTTCGGATAATCAAGTAAAGCTAATGTACGAGAAGAGTCCATGATATAAACTTCATGTGTCTTAGGTTCACATTCATTAGGATCAATAGGACGCATATAAGCATCTACTGCACCTTTTTTGATCATTACGATATCACCGTGTTTAGTTTTAGCATCAGCATCTGGATAATCATCAAAGCCTTTATATTCTTCGAAGTATACTTTAACACCAAGCATAGATTTACGACGTACAAACCCACGGTCAAATTTAATCCAAATATTATTTTCTAAAGTTGGATCACTACCGTCTCTTTTATAAATCAAGCCAGGTACTACATATTCAGCATGAACAACTTGGCCTTTACGACAAATACCAACTACTTGTGCATAATCATCAGGATCTGTACGTACATAGGTTGGTGTATTATTTACATATTGGAATTTAGTATTTCGGATCATTTTCTCATTTGCCATGATCTAGGTCCTCCCATTAAATTTAAATTTTTCTATTAATACAGTGTTTGGAGGGATCCTATAAGTCAGGATCCCATTTAACACCCATAATGTCCTTAACATGTCGATCTAGTTCAATTAATACTTTATTTAAAGATCCTAAGATTAATACTGAGGATACCATACGAGCATTTACTGAACCAACAGGTAAGAAGCTATGAATCTTTTCATTAGGTCTATATTCAGACGTAGGCTCTTTACCTTCAGGGAAGATCTCTTTTACTACACCTTTAAGGGCAGAGAAGTAAACTAGTTTATCACCGACAGACATATTGTCATAGTATTTGATATAGAATTCTACTAATACTTTACCCTCACAGTGTTTTAGTTTACCTACAGGAGGTAATACTCCAGAAGTACCATATTGGGTACCATCAATACCAAGTTTAGCCAACTTAGATTTCATCTTATCTACTGGACCATTGTGTTTATTAACAAATGATGCCAATGATTTAGACATTTCAGAAGTTGGAATAGTAGAGTAGACTTTGATGTCTTGTAATTTACCAGTTACTTTAGATTTGACTTTGATTTTACCAATCTCATCCATTAATTCACCAGCTTCTCCACCAGCATTCTTTTGAATCATCTTATTGATAATATCAGTAGCATCTTGATCTTCTAATGCAGATCTATAAGACATCATTACTTCACCCTCTTGAAGGGATTTACCAATTTCAATACATTGGATATCAATATCTTTACCATCAAGTAAAACGTCTACTTGAAGTACAATCTCAGAACCCATTTTCTTAGATAAGTCATGGGAGATAATAGCACTATCTTCAAAACCTTTTTCTGTATGCATAATAGCAATCTTAGTTAAAGTACCGATATTGTATGCTAAGTTACCTGTACCGACACTATTAGAGTAACTAGATTTATCATAAGCAACGATGTCTCCTTGTTTAATGGAGTCACCTTTCTTATATTTCTTAGAAGTATCTAGTTTAATTGTAATAAAGAAGCCACCATCAGAGTTCTTCTCTACTTTTTCTCGTAGATCAATGAACTCACGTTCATTCTTATTGGCTTTATTAGCAATAATCATATAGTCATCAGTAATTTCTTCAACTACAGCAGGCCATTTAGCTTTATGAGCAAATGTATCTGAAGTTAAATAAGGTAATGCTTGGTCTGCGCCATTAGTTACTAGTAATGGATCTTGAGAGTTAGTTCTCATACCATGTTTAGAAGTCTGAATGAATGTCATTGCTGTACGGAATGGATCATCATGTGTTGTACCAAATGGGGTTAATGCTTCAGTGATAGATAATGTAGAAGCATCAGACATTCTATCTAGTTCTCCGCCTGATTTGATATAACCTTTAGTGGATTCAATACCCATATTGATAGTAGACTGACGGTTAATACCTACAGTGGCAGAGAACCCTGTAGACATAGATAACTTATTAATCATAGATTTATCATAAGTACGTTTATCTAGAGAATAACTTCTATCAGAGTTCATACCAGATAAGCCTTTGAAAGTAACTGTATTAGCAGACTCTAATTCCAATAATGGAGATAGCTTAGATAAGTCACTTGTAGTTACATCAGATAATGCCATATCGATAACTGCAGATTGTTTCATAGTCATCTTAGCATCTTTACGATTGTTTTTGATTTCACGTAAATACATACCATAGCTAGTTGCTAGAGATTTGTATAAGAAGTGAACTAAACGTTCATTAGTACGGAATCGGTTACCAGTAATATCAGTATGACGATTGAATTTGTTAGTAGTTAATAAGCTACTAGCATATGCTAATACTTCAATATAGTCAGTAGGAAGTTTATAAGTCTTACATACTTCCACAGTTATAGGGTCCATCATTAAGTTAGCAAATGAATCTAAACCATCTGCTCTATTACGACCACCAAAGTCATCTAATACATCCAACCACATAGCTTTTGTATCAATATCAGTTAAAGAATACTCTTGAGTATTGATTACTGATAAGCCATTTACTAGCAATGCTGCATCAGGTGCATAGTTATCATCAAAAGATAAGAAACCATCACTGAATCTAAAGTAATTCTTAGTATGAGTAGGACGTTTCTCACTTAGATCATATCTAATATCTGCAGTATTTAATGCATTAGTCAATCCAGCAGTATATGCCATGACTACAATAAGAGGAATCTTACTATTCAAGATACTAGCTTGAGAGTAAGTCATTCTAGCACCAGGTTTCATAAATGTATTAGCATAGTTTCTTATACTAAAATGATCAATTAGACTATAGGATACTGCGGTTTCTGGTACAGTAATAGCTTGATTATCTTTAGTGATACCAACAACAATCTCACTTTGAGAAGGTCCAACTTTAACTTTCTTCTCTTCAAGTTTATGGATAAGTTCATCTCTATTGAAGTAATATACTCTACCATCTTTAGTAGTTACTTTATTAAAGATTTTAGATAACTCTACATATTCTGCTGGTAATTCATACTTAGCAGAGATCTTAGCATTATTACCTAAGTCAATCTTAGATGGAATACCAGTGATATCATCATTATCTTTTACTTCAAGCTTATAGCTGTTTTCTTTAAGCTTAGTCAATGCTCTAATTAAAGCATTAGTAGATTGATTGATCTTACCAACTTGACCATATCTAGTGATAAAGATCTTATTGTAGTTAGATACTACTTGAACTGTATCTTCATCAGTCTTAATGATAGGTAAGTTAATCAACTGACCAGGGATAATCTTATCATTACCACGTAAACGTAAGAAACGTTTATTGATAATCTTAGGCATATCGAAACGTAATGTATGACGTTTACCTAAAGAGTCTTCTAAGTGAACTGTATATGTTAGAATAGAGTCTTCAGATGTAGATCTATCTTCTACAGATACATCGATTACACTCATAGGGATATCTTTATTTTGGGATAAAGAGTGTAAGCACTTCATAATATCAGCATCGATATTATAGTCAGCTTCAAAGTTAGGTTTCTTTAAGTCAGACCATTCAGCATCAATAGATTCTACTTTATCAGATAGATCAGTAGACTCTAATGGAGTATCTTCAGTTGCAACCAACTCTGCAATTGTAGCATTAGCTATTCTCTCTTTTAAGAATTTATCATTAAGATCATCCATACGTGCTTTACGAGTAGCAGAGATCTTGAATGTATCATCTTGGTCATTCTTAGCTTGTAAGATTAGTTCTTTCAAGTCTACAGAGTTATCCATTTCTTTCTCTGCTTCTTCAGCATTCTTAGTAAAGTCCACTATAGTTTCAACTGACTGATTAATCTTTTCCTCTGTAGGTTTCTCAATCTTAGTTGGATCTATTACTTGATCTGCACCAGTGATACCTTTAGCTGTAATCAACTTAGGTTCATCTTGCTTTACAGATATAATAGGAGCATTTGGATCTATATATGATGCTCTACTAACATTATTGACTTGGATACCAGTTAGGTCTTCAATCTTACCAATAAGTCTAGTCTTGATATCATCTTTATCTTCAGGGATATTATCTTCTACAATATCATTATTTCTAATCTTCAAGATATTAGCTTTGAATAGATTTAGATTCTTCATATCCAAATCTTCCATACGCATTTTGAACCAACCAGTATTACCTAAGAATACAAAGTCAATACCAGCTAGTTTATCTAGAGTCTCTGTAGGTTTCTTAAAGAGTCTAACTATCATGGAGAATGGATTGATAGATTTACTGAATTCAAATAACGAAGTAGTTGGTATACTACCAGCCCATTCATTAACTGGAATGAATACAGTCTTCTTAGTATATCCACTATAGTTAGGATTATTGATAAAGCGATCAAATAGAGCGTATAGTAGATCTACAGCTTTATCTCTATTATATGCTTCACTCATATCAAATAGCTTATTATAGATATGATTGTCAATGTAGATATTCTTATTCTTATACTTATCTATTGTAGGATAAGTGAATCTAATATACTTACATTGCTCTTTGATATTAGCTACTTTACTTTTAATAGCATTATAGTTACGTAGTCTTTCACGATATAATATCTTTCTTAATCTTACATCAAGTACATTCTCAGGAGTTGCTTCAGAGAAGAAAAATAGATTGCCAGAATCTTCAAAATGAGATTCTGTCACTATAGGATTATTTCCATATACTTTAGATACATATGGATCATCCACTTCTAATGATTCATTTACAATTTTATTTGAGTTAATCAAATACATAGCATTCCATTCAAGGAAGTATGAGTTATACATGTTTAGGTTACTGACTAATGGATGATTGATCAAGTTAACTGATTGATCAAAGCTTTTAGTCATTAAGAAAATAGCACTACCATGTCGTTTATCTTTCTTATTGAAAGGAGTAAAGAATGGAGTTTTTATGAGTCTGAAAGGTTTAACCTTATCTATATTAATAGGCATTGTAGTACCTCCTTCACTTATTCTATTGTTAAAATCATATCGTTTAACTTCATTTTTCATCTAAATTTCATATAACAATCTAATAGGTAGAATTAACCGAATATTATAAAACACACCGAAACCTTTTACAAACCAATTTAAGATCCCCATAGTATTTTGGACTCTATAGGTAAACTTAACATTTTTACACAATTTGTTACCATGAATTGTAAACCGCTTATGACATAGAAGAAATACTATTTAATTTCATTATCTATTTAGGCTAATCTATTGTGGGGTACTTAAACCATGATGACAGGGTGATTAATATTATAATGGAACGATTCAATTCTACACTTTCTTAACTTGGATTATGTCCAATCAACGATTAAACACTTAACCGTCTATTTTATTTACTTAATACATAAATACAGCGAAATTCTTATTACGATTATATCATTTAATCGTCTTACGCTGGACAAAGAAGAATTTTACAACCCTAACGAAAAAGCGAAATTAGCAATCAAAACCCGTAGGCTTCCCCAAAGTCTACGGGTGTTTCGCTTGTCTAAATATCTAATAACCAAAGTACATTTCAGTATGGAGGACTAATATAATTATGGATAAAAAAGACTTTATAGTTGAGCTATCTAAGATGACTCATAAAGAATTGAATGATTTTATTAAGTCTAAGGGTAAGATTAAACTAGTGGAAGCTATAATAGAGAATGCAAAATCATTCGACTAGTTGATTATTAGTACCCTATTGTATTAAAATATAACACATGTAACACAAATGTAATCGAATGATTCCATTTATTTTTTAGGAGGATTGAATCATGGATAAAGAAAAAACAGTTCTTGCACTTGTTAAAGATGTGCGAGACAACTTAACTAATGCATCTGCTTCTCATAAAGATGAAGTACGTGTAATGCAAGCATTCTTAAACGATACTTCTTATGAAGTAGGTGTTTATGACAAAACTGGTAAAGTTGGTGTAGTTGCACCTGCAAAAGAGTTCCGTAGCGTACTCTCTAATGCTATTGTAGCTACAACTAAAATCAGCAAAGAAGAAGCAGATTCTTTAGTAGCTGGTTATGAAGCTAAAAAAGCTGATGCGGAAAGTATGTTAACAGTATCCAAAGAGTTCTTAAATACATACTTACAGACCAACCGTAAAATTGGTCTTGGTGGACGAGAAAAATCTAACGTATCTTTGATCAAAAAAGAAATCAAAGAATCTACACGTTCTTACCCTAAACAAGTTGGTGTAGATGCTGCTGGTAAACCTATCTATGAAAAAGCTGAAGTTAAAGTAAGTCCATACGACTCTATTAAGGTTTCTAGTCCTTGCCCAGCATGGATTAAGAAATAAATTTCTATATATATATCACTATATAGATATATTTCAATTCCCTAAAGTATCCCTAAGGTGGTTAATCTGCCTTAGGGGTATTTTACTCTAACACAATATGTACATTATAATGAGATGCTTTTAGACATAATTTCTCGCTTTCTTACACGGACTAGGTGAGTCATGATACCTAGTCCACCTCACTTTTATTTTTAACACAACATCTACATATAATTGTAGGATGAAAAACCTCTTTCTGTCATGGGTTTGTCCATGTTTCATCCCACGCAATTATATTCAATCCAAACTAATACAAATTCCCCTAAGAGCCTATGGTTCTTAGGGGGTTTGTATTGTTAACATATAGATAGTGTACGTGTTGCATGGTACGCTATGTGTTTCATTACAAACATTCCTCATAGACATATATTAGCCCAAGGGTCATTTAGATCCTTGGGCGATATATGTTGGCATTTTGAACATTAGGATAATTAAAAAGAAAGGAGGCTCCACATTTGGCGACTCTAAAGATAACAAATTATCTTAAGAACCTAGGCAAGTCAGTACAATATGCTGCTGCTTCCGGGTTTAAGCAAAAATATGAAACTACATATACTAATTTTGAGCAGGCTAGTACTGCATCTAGAGTAACTGCTAATGCCATTGTAAACTATAGACAGACTTTTAAGAAAGCTCATGACTATCTTATGAAGAGTACTGTCTATGAGGCTACAAGTACTGCATTTAAGAATGCCAAAGCTGATTTAAAGACCGGTAAATTATGGAATGAAGATCGTGCAAATAAAGCAATGTTTGGCGATGATGATTTCGACTGGAACTTTGATGAAGATGGTTTAGATTTTGATAACGATAGTGACTCTAGTCTAAATATAACAGATGGCGATAGAGCTGTTGCTAAAACAGTTCATGATGCATCTAAAGCTAATGCAGACCAAATCTCTGATTCAGTATTAACTGCTGCCAAATATAATGCTGATGTAACTAAACAGACTGCATCGTTTATGTTTGCCCAACAAGAACGCTTATTCGGTAACTTGAATAACTCTATTATGGGTCTTGGTACTACAATGGGTAATATGCAAAACTTCATGACTACAAACATGCAGACGCATATTGAGAACTCAACCAAGTACTTTGAAGAGTCTACCAAATACCAACGTGAAAACAATGCTATCTTAAAAGAACTCTTGGATATGGAACGTGAACGTTTCAAAGTCTGGGATACTAATAGACAAGCTGAAAGTAAGCGTTTAGATAAAGGTGCTAAACAAGATATCACTGACATCTTATCAGGTGGTGTAATGGACTGGGGTGCATATGCTAAGCATATAGCTAAAGGGTTCTCTAACCAAGCTGATAATATGGGTTTAGGTATGCTATCTAAGGAAATGGTAATGGGTATGGCATCAAACCCATTACAGTTTATTCCTGCGATGCTTGTAAGTCAAGCAATGGGTAAACCATTAGAGAATGCTATTGGCAAATTCAATAAGACTCTAACTGGTTTATTTAATCAGATTAATGCTGACTTACTTCGTGGTAAGAATAGCGGTGGTATGTCTGAAATACTTGCTGATATATTTGGTGTACGTATAGCTAATAAAGATAAGATTGATACTGGTAACTATAATAAAGGACAAGTTCCTTTTGATGGTATTACTCGTAAATCTATCGTAGAAGTTATCCCTGGATACTTATCCCGTATCGAAGCATTACTAGGCGGCAAAGAACGTCTATATGATTTCGATAAAGGTAAGTTTATCTCTAGGGCAGACATTAAGAAAGAAAGAGAGCAATTCAATAAATCATATAAAGATCGTGCTACATATGATATGAAGAGTGCTCTCAATTCTGACTTTGAAGATATTATTAAGTCTATGAAGCTGGATAAGAATAGTGCTGATCAACTCAGATCTATTATTCCAGACGTAATAGATACACTCCATGCTAGTGATGGATCTTGGGATGCTGTTATGGAAGCTTATGGTGGTTCCAGAAATGGTAAGATTCTAAAACACGTATCTAAGTATGGTAAAACAGCTAAAGCTAGACGTACCACTGCATCAGATCATGCTGATGCTAGTCGTTCTAAAACCAATGCTCTACTTCAAATGGAAAAAACAGGTGACTCTATTTTCCATTATGAAGATAATGACAGTGCTAAGTTTGCTGGTAGCAGTATTATTGCTGCTAATGCAGAAGCATCTAAAGAATACCATGATAAGAGCCTTAACTTATTGGAAAAAATGCATAACGAGTTATTCTTAATTCGTACTAGTGATTTCCGTAAGAGTAATAATATGGCTGTCAATAACCGTCTTATGAAGATTATGTCTATAGATGGTGATAGACCTCAAACAGTTAAAGATGTAGTTCTACAAGAGAACCGTGCTAAGAAGGTAATTGCTACTGCAGCTAAAACTAGTAGTGGTTCTTCTACTGATACAGGTTTAGTTGACTTAGAAAACTTATCTGATGCTGACTTTGAGAAAAAGCTAAACAGAACCATGGGTCCTACTGAAGGTAAATTTGATGATATTACCGGGGCTAAAGGTATCAAAGGTAAAGGTAAAGCATTAGCTACTAACTGGTTTGAAGTTGTTAAAAATCCTAGATTATTCTTAGCTGAAGTAATTACTAAAGTTGATGATAATCTATATGACTTCTTCTTTAATCATGAGACTGGAGAGAAAGACAAAGAAGGTAATGAGATTCGAGGCTTCTATGATAAGATGGCTTATGAATTAAAAACTACTTTCAATGATATCAGAAGTTGGATTAAAGAGAAATTCTGGGAGCCTGTAGTTAAAAAGGGTTGGGGTAAAGTTAAAGACTTTGCTAAATCCCTTGGGTTAGATTGGTTTAAAGATGCTAAAGATGGATTCTCTGGAGCTGCTACATCTGCAACTAGATCAGCATCTAGAACTATCTTTGGTGATAGCACTGGTGCAAAAGTAGCATCTGTAGATGATATGGCTAAAATGTTTGGTGTCACTACAGGTAATGGTCTACTAGGGGCATATGCTAATGGTTCATTATCCGTACCAGAGACTGCATTAACTACAGTATCTAAAGGTGAGTTAATTATCCCATCTGATTTGAATCCATTCAATCCAGATAGAGATAAAGCTGACCGTAAGAAAGATCTTCAAAATGAATTAAGATTACAACGTTCTATCTTAACTCATGCTGAAGGTGGTAACCTTTTAGACCAAGGTAAGAACTTTGCTCAAATGGTTGCTAGTAAAGTACCAGCTGAAATGAGAAATGCTATCCGTGGGAATTCTCCTAAAGAGATCATGGGTAGTATTATAGAATACGCAGTTGGTAATATGAGTGGAAAAGTAGATGGCTTTGATGGTAATGTTGCCGGTGAAGCTGTTAAGGCTACAATGTCTAGTGCCTTAGAAAAAGGTTTAGATAAAGTAGAAGACTATTCTAAAACTCTTGACCCAGAAGTAGGTAAAGCACTTGCTGGTGATGTAGCTAAACTTAGAGGTAATACTGCTAAGTTTGCTGGTAGAACTGGATTTGCTGGTGCAGTTGGTGCATTAGGTGCCACTGCTATTTTAGGCCCTGGTGGATTATTAGCTGGTGCTGCTATTGGTGCTGCTACTAATATTATTAGAGAAAGTGATACCGCTAAGAACTTCCTATTTGGTAAAGAAATGGGAGATGGTTCTCGTGCAGGTGGTCTTATCTCTCGTAAACAACAAGCTCTCTTTAAGAAATATATGCCTGACCTTGCTAAAGGTGCAGCTGCTGGTGTTATTCCTAGCTTAATGCTTGGATTTGGTCCAGTTGGTGCTATAGCAATTGGTGGGGCTTATTCTTTGGCTAAAAATAATAAGACAGTTAACGAAAAGATCTTCGGTAAAACTTATTATGACAAAGATGGTAAACCTATTGGACGTAAAGAAGGGATGATCCCTAAGAAAGTCCAAGATTACGTTAAGAAAAATATGCCTAAGATTGCAGGCTTTGGTGGAGCTGCTGCTCTATTAGATCCTACCGGAATGGGTTTATTAATGAACTTTGGTCTTGGTGCTGGTTTAGGATTATTAGGAACGTCCGATAAGTTTAGAGATATGATGCTTGGTAAGAAGAATGAGAAAGGTGAGCGTGAAGGTGGTCTTGTTGGTGCTCTTAAAGACAACGTAATTAAACCTCTTCAAAGCTTTGGTCGGACTCTATATCAAGACTTCTATAAGTTTATGGATTATAATTTATTCAGTCCTCTTAAAGGTACTGGTAAACTTCTTGCACAAAGTATCGTAAACGTTGGACGTAGCATGAAGTACGGATTGTTCAATGTATTAGAGAAAGCATTTGGTGGTCCATTTAGTGCACTTATTGGTAAGCAAGTATCTGATATGCTTCTTAAACCTTTAGGTAGAATGATGGGTCGTACATTTGGTGGCGTTGGTGAATTAGCTAAATTTGTAATCGGTGCTCCTATAAGAGGTATTGGTTCAGGTTTACGTAAATTCAATGACTGGGGTAATAGAGGATTAATCAAGAAAGGTCAAGCTGATCATCTAAGTGCCCAAGAACGTCTCAACTTAATGGGTGATCAAGAATACTCAAATAAAGAACGAGACAAAATGTTAGCTACATCCTCTGCTAAGGATTTAGGTGAACTTGAAAGTAGCTTGAGTATCATGAAGAGTCAATTTAAAATTGGCGGTGGCGATTCTCGTAAAGAAATCAAAGCTATTGAGAATGCTCTTAAACCTTATATGGATGCTGGTTCTATTAAGAAAATAACTAGATTGATTTATGATGGCGATAGTAGAGGGGCTTTAGCTCTAGTAGATCAATTAGATCTTGATAGTAAGTCTAATAAGAAAGTCATTGATATTATTACTAAAGGCATTGAACGTGTTCAAATTGCTAGAGGTAAGAAGAAATTCTCCGATGAGCAAATTAATAATGCTAAAGCTCACTTAAAGAAACTTAATATTGATCCGACAGATAGAAAGTCTCTTGGTATTGCATTAGATCAAGTTAGAAGTGAACGTGATCGTGCAGAGACTGCTGAACGATTAGTTGGTGCTAATGGTGAAAAGTTTACTACTGAAGAAGCTAAGAATGTAGCTGAAGGTATGCAAACTACAAATAATATCTTAACAGACATCCGTGATGCTTTGATTAAATCTGAACATGGCGGAAATGATAAAGAATATTATACAGATCAACAGCGTATGGCTGATGGTGTTAATGCAGTTAATGCATTAAACAATATGGATGCTAAGTCTAGAAAACTAGTTGAGAGAAACTTAGGTCATCTTAATATTACTGGTACAGATACATCTTTCATTACTGGTAAGAAAGGTAAAGCTAATCTTAAAGCTTTGAAAAACTTACCTGAAAGTATGGAGATTGATTTGGATAAATTAGCTAAGCTTGATGATAAGACTATTA